CGAGTTGGCCGACGAAGTGCGACTTGCTTTGGATGGACGCATCGGCACGCTCGCTGGCGTTACAATTAGTGATATACGGCTTGTGTCGGAGACGGATGACTACCTAGACCCGGCCGCCGTGGGAGCGCAGCTCCCGCCAGCATACGAGGTTCGACAACTATTTCAGATTCGGTGGTCAGAGGCCACTGAATAAGACTTTAGCGCAAGGAGGCGCACTATGGCCGGTGTTGCAGCAATGGGCGTGTCGATGACCTACGCGGGCACGACGCTCACGATCACGAGCTTCAATGTCAACGACCAGATCGACACCGCGGACGGTTCGCACCTCGGCCAGCCCGCAGGCGACCGACGGCAGTACGTTCCGACGTTCGTGCAGCGGGAAATCTCCTGCGACTACATCGCGCAGACGGTCATCACGGCCTACTCGGCCGCGATCAGCATCACTGGCCCCGGTTCTCTCAGCTTCTCCGGCAACGCCACCCTCACGGCCTCGACTGTGGGCGGCACCGTCGGCGATCTCATCAAGGGCAACGCGACTTGGCGGGTCGCCTAACGCTCTGGAGGTGACCCGACATGGCCGGGGCCACCGCACAAGGCGCGACCTTTTCGTTCCTGGGATTCAGCGGCAGGCTGACCGGCATCTCTGTGGAGATGCCGACAGCCGAGGTCACGAACATGACCGCCGCGGAGGATGGTCTTGGATACACCTTTATAGTGCCGACCGGCGAATGGTCCGGCGGCACTATAACCGTGGACTTCCTGACCTTCAACGCCGACCCGCAGTCGTTCGTCAGGAAGGTCGGCAGTCTCACTTTCACGTCAGCCGGCTACACCGTCAGCCGTCGCGTGGTCTGCGAGTCCGCGTCAGTAAGTGCCCAGGCGGGCGAACTGGTTCGCGGCTCCTTCAAGTTTCTGATGACTGATTACCAAGGCACATAGTCGGCAGGATGCCGCAAACGCACGCACTTTCTGGAGCAGATTGAAATGGCACTTGATCGTAAAAGCATCCTGGCAGTCGACGATGTTCGTAAGGAGAAGTTCGCCGTTCCCGAGTGGAAGGGCGAAGTCTTCCTGCGCGTGCTCACCGGCACCGACCGCGACCGCTTCGAGGAGTCCTACGCCGATCAGAAGATGAAGGCGTTCCGTATCCGCTTCCTCCTGCTCGCCCTGTGCGACGAGGCTGGCGAGCGGCTCTTCAGCGATGACGAGGCCGACGTGCTGGGCAAGAAGTCTTCGGTCGTGATCAATCGCCTGTTCGAGGCCGGCTGGAAGCTGAACGCCTTCACGCAGGAGGCTGTGGATGACCTGGGGGAAGATTCGCCCGCCGCCCCGAGCGACGGTTCTACTTCCGTCTAGCGGCAACGCTGGGGATGAGCGTGAAGCGGTTGCTGGAGGAAGTGGACAGCAAGGAGATCGCCGAGTGGTATGCGTTTGATCAGCGATGGCCGCTGCCTGACCCGTGGGGTCAGACAGCACGACTTTGCAGGGTGATCATGGCGTCATCAGGGAACTACAAGAAGCACGACCTCCCCGACGAAGCCGCGTTCATTCCGACTGTAGTCAAGGCCGAGCAGTCGAAGTCGCAGATCATGTCCGAGCTACTGAAGCTAAACACGCCACTACCGGGGTGAATCGATGGGAAACGGCTACCTCGGCAAGATCAGTGCGGTCGTATCGGCGAATACGGCTGACTTTTCTAGCAAGCTAAATTCTGCCGCGAAAGACGTTCAGAAGTTTGCCAGCAGTATGCAGGGGTCGCTGACGAGCGCCCAGTCAAGCTCATCTTCTGCGCTTCGGGGGATATACACCGACGCGCAGAAGCTTGAGCGGGCGCTAACGGCGATCTCGACGAGGAAGCTGTCTTTTCGGGGCTTCGCGGACAAGGACATCGACACCGCCGTCGGGCGGATGAAGGCTTTGTATTCCGCGACGGAGCAGATAAACAAGCCCCTGGCCTCTGCTGCCAAAGAGTTCGGCAAACTGCCAGCGGTGATTCAGGGTGCATTTCTGCCCGCGTTGATCTCGTCGCAGAAGGCCGCCGAGTCTCTTGCAGACGAGATTAATCGAACCGGAAAAGTCAGCGAGCAGCGATTTGATGCTGTCGCCGCAAAGGTCGAACGCACGACTGCGGCGATGTCTAGGCTCAAGGAGGCGGCGTCGCTTGTTTCTGGTCTGGCTACCGGAAAAGAGCTGGCATTCCAGCGGCCCGAGATGGTCGCCGAGACGCGGCGGTCGGCGGCGATTCAGTCGGACATCGGAAAGCTGCCGGCGGCGGCGATCGGCGGATACGCCGAGCTGGTCGCGCAGCAGCGTGCCGCCGCCGTCGAAACTGAGCGGCTCGCCGCAGCTCTTGAGAAGGCAAAGCTTTCGCGAAACGGGGACGTAGCGGCAGCGACTGCCGCGTATCAGACGCAGATCGCAGTTCAAAGGCAGCTAAATGACGAGATAGAGCGGCGAGTCAAAACAGATGTAAAACCGCCAGAAATAATCGACCGCAATCAAGATCGGCTCGGCGCGTCGTCTGTGATGGACAGGAATGCGGCGAATATCGGGGCGAGAACAAGCCTTGCCGGCCAGGGCGCAAGGACAGACATCTCCGACATGGGGCGGATGTCCAGCCTCGAGGATCGCCGTCGCGACCTTGCAAGGCAATCGGTTGGCGAAGACATCGAGGCACCGCGTCGGCAGCTCGCCTCGCTTGCAAGTGGAATCACATCGCTGAAGAGTCAGATCGACGGTCTTCCAGATGGCATTCGCACCCGCTTCGTCCCAGCGATCCGCGCGGCCGAGGCGGAGTTTATTCGGCTCTCGGCAGCCCCAAACGCTCTGCCCGGTGCCATTGAGGCAGCCCGACAACAGCTCGTTCATCTAAGGCAGGATGCAGCGAGGGCGTCGGCGGCGATGAAATTTGCGAGTTCTTTCGGCGGCGAGGGTGTTACTGGAATCACCCTGGGCCTTGATCAGCGTGCCCTTCAAGGCGAAGTCGCTGCGCTAACGTCCTTGCAGGGTGCTCTTGGTAGGACGCAAGCGGCGGCGCGCGGCCCAGCGGTGGCTGCGTTTAATGCGCTGCGAAACGCAATCGCAGAAGCGATGGCGGCTGGAACTCGCGACGAGCCAGCGGCAAGAGAGAGAATTGATCGATTGCGAGCAGCCGCGGTGAATGCAACATCCCGAGCTGGAGGCGGTAGCGTCAACCGAATCCGTCGCGATATGCAGCGAGCGGGCGACGTTGGCCGAGGCGGATTCGACAATCTATCCCTCGCCGCCAACCAAGCCGCATTCGCGGTCGACGACTTCATGTCTTCAACCGGCGGTATTGATCAGAAGCTGCGGGCCGTCAGCAATAACGTGACGCAGTTAGCATTCGTCCTTGGCGGCACAACGGGACTATTCGTCGGCCTTGGCGCAGTCTTGGCTGGTCAAGTGGCCGTGGGGCTGATCAAGTTCGCAAACAACGGCCGATCCGCAGAAGATCAAACCAAGGCACTCAACGATGCACTTGCTCGACAGAAGGGACTCGTCGAGGAGCTTGCGCAGGCTTTTAGGTCGCTTGGCGATTCAATATCGCAAGGCACGCGATCTGCCGGAGCAGACAAGGGAGCTGGATTTGGCAAGCAAGTCTCTGACATTAGGAACAAGCAGAGAGAGCTTCGCGAAAACAGGATAGCAGACCTTGACCCAGACATTCAGAGGGGGCGTGCGGACAGGAACAAGTTCACCAAGCAGCTTGAGTCCGAAACAGACCCAGGCAGAAGAGTAGCAATTCAGAAGAACATTCAGGAGTTGGATGCCGCCGACAAGCGAGCGAAGGCTGTAGCTGGCAACAAGCCAGTTGAGCTTGGCGGCGCTGAGTTCGGCACGCAGGGTTTTTCTGGAATTCTTGAACGTACTCGCCGATTCCTCGGCAGCTCTGTGGCGGCAAGGCCGATAGGAACTGGGCCTATAAACACGCCGAATGACTTGCGGCGAGTGTTGTTTGATGAGGGTCTGAGGAACATTACGAATAGAAACGGCCCAGGCGGCAGGGAGCTTACGCAGCAAGAGAAGGAAGCCCGCGCTACAACGATGTCCGACCGCGCGGGGGGCGACATGGCTTCGCAGCGGGATGCCATTGAGAGAATGATCTCGGGCCTCCGTCCAGCATCTCAAGACACGTTCCTCGGTGTGCAAACCGCCCCGGCGGCAGCGGCCTCTGAAACAATTGCTCGGCTTCAGTCTCTACTTGAGCAGCTTGAGGCTCCCTTTCAGAGAGCCATTGATAAGCTTGCGATTGAAGTCGCGACTGCATCAGAGGACGCCGCCCGATCGATACGAGCCGCTCAAGAAGACGTTGCGGAGGCGATCGGTCGCGGAGTCCCAGGTGCCGCTGAGTTTCAACGCCAACTTGACTCCCTCGCCTCGGAGCTTTCTGACGCCGACGCAAAACTTGCCCGTGCGGTTGAGATGTCCACCGAAATCGAAGACCCCACGAAGCGAGAGGCTGTTGTAAAAGAGGCCGAGAAACAAGTCGCCGACGTTCGCATCAAGCAAGCGGAGACCGAAGCCAAGGCTCGAGAGGTTCGGCTCGGACGGTCTACCGGAGGCGAACGCCTTACATCTGCCATCAGCGCGATGGATGGAAACGAGCGTTTCAAGAACAAACGGGCTGGTGCTGTCGCGTCCGCTAGGGCTACGGCGGACGCCGAGATGCAGGCGCGCAGAGTGAACGATAGGCAGTCCGCCGCTGTCGCCGACCGCCGGCAGCAGTTGCAGGACGCAAGAGCCGAGATGCGGAAGGTTGAGGAGGCTGGCGGCGATACGACGGCAGCAGCGGCTACTGTCAAGAAGGCAGAGGCCGACCTAAAAGCCGCAGAGGCCGCCGCTAGAGCGGCAGGCTCTAGCCTTGAACTGGCACAGGCCGCTTCTGAGACCGCCGCGGCACTTCTTGACGCCGCCGCCGGCATCGAAGCCGCGTTGACCCGTATTCGCAAAGTCGGCGATTCGGCGTTGCAGCGATCCGAGCAGGGCGCAGACGCGGCGCAGCGGGCTTTTGAGGAGAACCCCCAGCGGGCTGGTGGTCGCGCGGCTAGGGACGCAGCGGAGGAGCGGCTGATCAATGACCGCGCAACGGTCGGCAACGCCCAGGCCAGCTTGGACAATCGCCGTCGCGAGATTCAGCAAGACCCGCAGATGCAGGCGATTAACGGGGAACTTGAGGCCATCACTCAGCGTCGCAAAGACCTTGAGGCCAAGAGTGCGACTAACGGCGGCCTCAATCAGGCTGAGAACGCAGAGCTTGATTCTGCGACCAAGCGAGAGATTGAGCTGATTCGTCAACGAGAGATGGTTGCCCGCCAGTTGACAGAGGCCGAGCGGAAGCAGCTTGACGCCATCAACAACGGAATCCTGGCTCGCGAGAAAGAACTTGAGAAGGGTCGCCAGCGAGCCGCCGAAGACCCGACGTTTAAACGCAGCATCGATGCGGCGAACCAGATCATGGCCGACAGTGAGCGTCAGGCGAACGAGGCGCAGCAGCGATACATCAATAACCCCAACGAGAAGAACCGTAAGGACCGAGACGAGGCCGATGCAAGACTCCGAAGCGATCGCCAGCGAGCCCAGGAGTTGCAAGACAATCTGGACAACAAGCGGAAGGAAATCGAGAAAGACCCAGCCGTCGCAGCGAACAACAAGGCAATCGCAGCAAATGACAAGCGACTGGCTGATCTGGCCGAAAAGGAAGCGAAGGGTGGGCTCACAGACTTGGAGATACAAGAGAGAAAGCGCATTCAGGGAGAGAACCGCAGGATGCGAGGCGAGAATGAGGCAGCCATCGATGCCGGTACTCGCGACGAGCGCAAGTCTATCGACGACGAACAATACACCCGCAGCCAGCGCGACCGCGCCCTCCGCGGCCGCGACCTCGGCCTGACCGACCGCGAGCGATTCCGAAAGGAGTTCACCGAGGGCGCAGGCGCAGACATTAACGCCCGCGCCAAGGAAATGCGAGCCAACGGCGAGAACCCGCAAGCTTTCCTACGCCAAGCCTTCCAGAACCAGATGGAATCGGTCGCCCCCATGATGAAGCAGTTCCAAGACGAGCGGCAGAACGCCATGCTCCAAGGCCCATCCCGCGCCGCCCTGAACGTCTCCGACGTTTCGACGAGCCAGGGTGCCAGTGAACTTACTCGACTTCTCCGAGGCGACGATTCGGCGAAGGACGTGAATCTTGCGGAGCTGCGGAAGCAGTCGGACAAGCTTGATGAGGTCGTCAAGGCAATTCAGGCTGCGAACCCAGGAGTCCTCCTCTAATGCCCAAGCTCGTATCAGAACTCGCGCAGGGCAAATCCTTCAGCCGCAGTGCCGACGGCGGCCAGCTTGCCGATCAGGCCACGCGGACGTGGAAGATTCTGCTCAACGCCCCAGACGAAGCATTCATCATCTCGGATGCGGTCGGCGTCAACATCGGCGACCCCCTCGGCTCGGCGAACCCGATCCCGTGCGTGAGCCTGGATGTCAAGGCAGACGGCGAAAGCCGGCTGGTGCGGATTGTCACCGCGCAGTACCGCAGCAATGCGGGCGTCGGCAACACAGACCCTGGCCTCGTAGAGCCGGCCCAGCGTCCCGCTCTCTATTCGATGACTACGTCGCTGACAGAGATCGCAGCGTGGGGCGGCGCGCCGGTGTCAGACGGCGTTTCTGGTTCGTGGATTCCCGCGGTCAACCCGGTCGGCGATCTCGTAGACGGCGTGACACGCCTTGAGCCGGTCGTGAACATCAACATTGATCAGTATTCCTACAGCGACATGAGCCAGTTGCTGGCTTATTGCGGCTATGTGAACAGCGACAACTTCACGTTCTCAAACCTTTCCGTCGGCGTCCACTGCTGTATGTTG